AATTAACCCAAGAGTAGAAGTAATAATAAAAGAAATATAATGTTAGAAAAATTAGCAGTACACCACACACTATGGATTAAAATGTTGGTCAACTTAGGCTGCCAAGTAGAGGATGCTCAAGACCTTGTTCAAGATATGTATGTTAGACTACATACTTTGGTGAAAGACCCAGATAGAATAATGTACGGTGATGATATAAATAGACATTATGTATGGATTACTTTAAGGAATATGTACTTCTCTAGTATTAAAAAGAAGAGAAAGATTACTTTTTACGAGCTAAGGGATAGCGATGATGTAGAGGCTTTAGATTATAATACTTTAGAAGATGATGCTTTTGAATCTATTACATCTCAAATAAATACCATAATATCAAGTTGGACTGTTTATGATAAAAGGTTATTTGAATTATACTTTATGCAAGGTCTTTCATTAAGGGCTATATCAAAAGGCTCTAAGATAGGCTTAACATCAATACATAGGTCAGTACTTAAATACAAGAAAATATTACAAGATAATCTATCAGAAGATTTAATGGATTACTTTAACCAAGATTTTAATAAAATACAATAGTTATGAAAAGAGATAAATATTACTTAGACTTAGAGTCTAGAGGGCATTACAAAACAATAGATAAAAGAAGTAAGGACTATAGAGAGTATAAAGAATGGAAAGCTCTTAAAGACTCTTATAATAAGCTTAAAGAAAGTGTTTCTAATAAGCCAGAAGGTCTAGGAGATACTATTGCAAAAGTAACAGGAGCTATTGGATTAGATAAAGCTGTAAAAGCTATTGTTGGAGAAGATTGCGGTTGTGATGAAAGAAAAAATAAATTAAATAAAATATTTAAGTACAAGAAGATTGAATGTGTAAATGAAGAAGACTTCGCTTATTTGACTAATTTCTTCAAGGGTAATACAGGTAAAGTGTCTCACACACAGAAGATTAGGTTGATAGGTATTTATAACTTTGTATTTAATCAGAATGAGAAATTAACTACAACTTGCTCTTCTTGTATATTAAGGGTTATAAAAAACCTTGAAAAATATTTGGTAGTCTAATTATAATTTCATAGTTTTGTTGAAACTTAAACAAATAACGAAATTATGAAATTAAAAAACAAACAAGTAGTAAAATTTTGGAATAGTAATATAAACCCTATAACTGGATGGTCTCCAACCGTTTTTGTTGATAGAAACCTAAGAGGTAAGAAAGAAAGAGAGTTGAAATTGTCTGCGGTTAAATATGTAGAAGAAGTAAAAAAAGGTATTTATTTTAATAGTGATGCAACACTTTAAGATTATGAAACTTATATTTGATGCTGACAGTTTAATATACGCTTCTTGTTTTAAACGCAAGGAAGATAGATTAGATAAAGAAGATTTATTTGAGACAGATGTTGACGTAGCCTTTAAGAAGTTTAATACTACATTACAAGGCTACTTAGACTTTCTTAAAGAGCAAGTGGTAATAAATGAGATGGTGTTCTGTAATGGCTCTAGGAACAACTTTAGAAACCAAATAACCTCTACTTATAAAGCTAATAGAACAGCTAAGAGACCAGATATATTAGGTGCTTTGCATAACTTAGTTAAATTTAATTATGATTCTGTATGGGGAGATGGTGTAGAGACTGACGATGTTGTAGCTACACTATGGGCAGAAGAGGTTAAGAATAACGGAGTTGATAGTGTTATTATTATGTCTATTGATAAGGATTATAAGCAATTCCCTTGCTGGTTTTATGACTACAACTACAAGAAGAGAGAACTAATAAAGATTAGTGAATCTGAAGCTCTTAATAACTTCTACTCTCAGATGATTGTAGGTGATTCTGCTGACAATATAAAAGTATGTAAAGGTTACGGCAAGGCTTATGCTTTAAAGTTGTTTAAAAGCTCTAAGAGTGAGTTTTCTTTAATTAGCCAAACATACAGACTATACAAGCAGGTTTATGGAGATGAATCAAGAGCTATGTTTGAGCAGTCAAAATCATTATTAAAACTAAAAACAGATTGTTATGATAAAATTATCAGATGAAGACCAATTAATAGTTGATGACTATTTCGAGTACTCAATTAATGAGCTAGAAGAAGGAATACCTAGATACATTATTGAAGATGTTTTAGAACATTACAAAGACTTAGAAGATTACTTGCCTTGTGCTGGTATTCAAAAAGCATTAGATTGGTATGATACAAATAATTACGAAACAAACAAAAAAATAGATTATGATAAAGATGGGATATAATAAAACAGAATCCGATAGATTACTAAATGAATATGTTAATTTAACAGGTATGGATTACAAAAGTACTTTAAGAAACCCTAGAGAGGCTTATTTAAGAGCATTGTTTTATAAGGTATTGAAGGATTGTAATGATATGAACGATAGAATGGTTAAAGAGTTTTATGCTGATAAAGGAGTAAAGAGAGATAGAAGCTCTATATACCACTCAGTATCAAAGGTTGATATTTATTATTTGAATTACAAAGAGTTTAGAGGTTTTTATGATACTTTCTTTGATGATAAGAAGCAGGATTATTTAAAGAAAAAAGATTTAAAGATAGCATCTGAATTACTAAAAAATACCTCTACAAGATTAAGTAAAGAAGATTATATAGAATTACAGAACTACAGAACAAAAGAGATAACACATAAGGATTCACTAGATAAGCTAATAGAAAGCCTACCTCAAGATAAGAGAGGTGATATATACCAGCTTGTAAACCTTAGAGTTAAGTCTTGGTCTTGGAAGTCTAAAAATGAATATGAAATAATAGAAAGCACAGAAGGTTTATCTGGTCGTGCTTATTAATAACTTAAAACAATAAAATTATGGAAGCATTTGATAATGAATTACACAATCATTTAAGAGATGAAGAATATCAAGGAGAGTGTCAAGAGTGTCAAGCACCTATAGATGAGGAGTTTGGGTACTGTAGCACACAATGCTATAAGGAGTCAATGATATAAAAACAAAAACAAGACACCTTAGTTACCTTATTATGAGTAATTCAAAAGAGATTAAACCAACAGATGGAAGGAAAGGGAATAGTAGAAAGAAGTCTATTCCTATTCTGCCTGTTCCAGATAATGAAAGGTCTAATAAACCTGCAATGAATCAAGCTAAAAGAAGCAGAAAGAAGCAGTATGCTAAGAAAGCTATTAAGAACGTGTTTGGTAGTGAGGTTAATGCTTTTGAGAGCTTAGCAAAGAAAGCGGAAGAAGGTAGCTACAATCATATGAAGCTACTATTGGACTTCGCTTATGGAGAGGACGATAAAGACAACTCAGTTAAAGTACAAGCACCTATAATTAACTTCTTCGGAGATAGCTTAGAAGGTAAAAAACTTAAAGATAAGATTATAGATGTAACACCTAAAGAGGATGAGTAAAATAAATATACATAAAAAATACATACCTATTTTCAAAAACGAGAGTAGGTATTTCGTTGTTACAGGAGGTAGGGGTAGTGGTAAATCATTTGGTATAAATGTATTCTTGCTTAACCTAACATACGAAAAAGGACATAAGATATTGTTCTCACGTTATACTATGATATCAGCACATACTTCTATTATCCCTGAATTTATTGAGAAGATTAACTTAATGGGTGTACACGAAGACTTTAGGATTACTAAGGATGAGATAATGAATCTAAAGACAGGTAGTAGTATCATCTTTAAGGGTATTAGAACCTCTTCTGGAAACCAAACTGCTGCACTTAAATCTTTGAATGGTATAACTACATTTGTAGTTGATGAAGCTGAAGAATTGGTAGACGAGGGTGTATTTGATAAGATTGATTTTTCTATACGTTCTCAATTAAAACAGAACAGAGTAATACTTATTCTTAACCCAACAACTAAAGAGCATTGGATATATCAAAGGTTCTTTCAAAATGAGAATGTACTACCTGCATCAAACTTAATAAAAGGAGACGTTACATACGTTCATACTACCTATAAAGACAATAAAGACAACTTATCAGATTCTTTCTTGGGTAGAATATTTGAAATGAAGCGTAAGAGACCAGATAAATACCAACACCAAATATTAGGAGGATGGTTAGAAAAAGCTGAAGGTACTATTATAAGAAAATGGAGGGTAGGAGACTTTATTCCTACAGAACTTACTTGTTATGGTCAGGATTACGGATTTTCAGCCGATTTAACGACACTTGTTAAAATTTCGATAGATAAGCATTCAAGAAAGGTTTGGGTTAAGGAAATCTACGGAAAAGCCCATTTAAGCACATCTGAGGTAGCTACAAGAAACAGGAATGAATGTGGTATGGATTTAATTATATCAGATAATTCTGAACCCAGACTTATATCTGAACTCAAAAACTTGGGTATAAACATTAAGCCAACAATAAAGAAGAAGGGTAGTATATTGTCAGGCATTGCACTTATGCAGGATTATGAGATAATAGTAGATAGGGGTTCTCACGGTATTATAAGAGAGCTAAACAACTATGTATGGAAAGATAAGGGTGAAGTACCCATTGATAAGTTCAATCACTATTTGGATGCGATACGCTACGGAATGATGTATTTAATTCAGGGGGTTAACTCTGGAGTTTATGTGATAAGATAAAAAAATAAAATATTAAATAAAAAGGGAGATAATTAATTTTGTCTTCCTTTTTTTGTTTAATATTATTTGGTATAAAATAATTCCGTCTTTGTTATGGAGGTGTGATTGGTTTTTCCTCCGTCTTTGTTATGGAGGTCCGTCTTTGTTATGGGGGTGCGTTTAATATGGGGGCGGTATTAAGAATTGCTCTAAATAATAATTTAACATATTTTTAACATTACTTACTTGCACAATAAATAAAATTATTGTAGACGTGCGCCTGTACATTCTATATAAATTATACTGCAAAGGTAAACCAGCTATTAAGGTTGAAAAAACGTAAAAAAAGTAATTTTGTAAAGTTTTATTATATTTTTGTTGTGTATTCAAAATAAAAGTGTATATTTGTACCATAGTAATTAATTAACTAATATTTAAAACAAACAATATGAAAAACTTAAACTTAGGTAAAGCAGTAACATTAGTAATTTTTAGCATTTTGATTTTAACACTATTGAAAGATATCGTGATAAACGGCTCAAATCTTAATTAATAATAATATAAAATAATTAAAATCCTCTACAGATGAAAAAAGTAAACATAGTAAAAGTAATAGTAATAATAATTTATGCGATTTTTGCATTAACAATTTTAATAGACGTAATTATAAACGGCTCAAACATTAACTAACATTATGAAAGAAACATTGAATTTAATCAAAGATTTAGCAGAGGTAAC